TGTTGATGTTGTTAGCAGTCCAGTTATTCTTGTTACCACTTGCATCAAAGTTAAACTGTGCATCACGAGTATCAGCGAATGCCATGTAGATATGATTACTACCATTCTCATTAATAGCAACAGAAGACCCTTTGATTTCAAACCCAGTATCTGTAAAATCTATAACAGAAGTGCTTGCTGTTACTTCTGCATCACTGCTGTTAGGTTTTAAAAACTTATTTCTTGTATTGTTTGGAGTTCTAGCATCATCATATATTAACCAATCTTGTGCTGTTGTTGTGTTTTTAATCAACACAAATGCAGGTCTGAATCCAGTGGTGACTGTTGGTCCAGATGTTGAACCATTACCAGTATATGAACCAAATTTAGAGAAACCTGCTACTTCAGAGAAACAGTAGGCGACAAGATTGCTTCCACTATTATTTACAAAACCAGTAGAACCTAGTGTAAAGACATTATTTGTTGGAGATGTGTTATTCCAAAATGTTGCAGATGTTGCGGAAGCATCTGTTCTGTTTAAGAATATGTATTTAGTATTGCCTATTCCACTATGATAAACTGACCAATCAAAAGTAGCACTTCTGTCTTTGATAATTATCATGCTTGGAGCAACACCAAGTCCATGTCCTACAGTAGCACCTGCTGTTCCATTAGCAGTATAAGTAACAACAGAGAATCCAGTAGCAGGATTAGCACGAACACTAGAAGTAATAGAACCATCTGTATTAGAGACTGTAGATGAACCTGCATCCCAACACCATGCTACATAATTTCTTCCTGCGTAGTTTACCCATCCACCTGTGGTTGCAGTTGTTCCATCATTTAAACTAAATCCATTAGAATCTAATGATGAAATATAACCATAAGCACTATCAGTATATCCACCATTCATAGTGCCTTCAGCATAAGTTTCTGCTGTAGACAATCCTTTTCCTGCTCCTGCTCCACGCACAGAATCATACACTTGAGCAACCTGTGTAGTGGTATCTCTTAATTTAATCCACACCAAATCAGGTGAGAATCCTACATTATCTATGCTTGTTGTTTGAGCACCATTACCTTGCCACAACACTGTATTAAATCCAGTTGCTTGTTGTGTTTCTTTCATAGGTAGATAGAAACCATTAGTGCCGTATGTGCCTGCGTATTCTTTAGGTTTCCATACACCAGTTGTAGAATCTGTTTCACCGAAGTCGTCAGCAGTAAGTGCTTGTCCGTCTACGAGATTAAATTCTGTTATGTATCCGTCAAAATAACTACTTGAAGCATAAGAACTACCAATGTAAAATGTTCCAGTAGAATTAATAGCAGTATCGCTGTTTTGTGGAGGATATCCTGTTGCAGAAAATGATGTAACTTGCTCACCATTAACCCATATTTTTACTCGATTTGAAGAAGTTGCTTGAGTTGTATCTATAGCAACAACAATGTGATACCATGATGATGAGTCTCTATAAGAAGCAGAAGTTTGAACTTGATAATTTGTTCCACCAATTCTTGTAAATACATTTAATGCTTCAGAAGATGACGCATTAAAATATAAAATACTTCTTGTATTAGCGTCATAATATTGCTCAAACACATATGGTGAAGTTCCTATTGCTCCTCTTTTTAACCATAAACTATATGTATATGTTCTACGATTACCTGCACTTGACGGTGTTCTTGTTAAGTTTTGACCACCACGAAAGCGTAGACTAGATTCTAGGTTATAACCACCACCTGTAGATATGGCATTACTGTTTTGTAATAGACTCAAGGTAAATCTCCGTATTAAGCATAAGATGCACTAACTGTGCAATATGCGTTTGTTCCGTTATCAAAGTAAGATATTAAGTATACACCTGCTGTTGAGATAGTTGTTAAATCAGTTGCAGTAATTTTGGTTGTAGCATGAGCAGTAATAGCAACACCTGCACTATTATCTAATAACACATAACCTGACTGACCTGCTGTGTGGTTAGTAAAGGTTAATGTTCCACCTGAACTTGGTGTGCATGAGAAGTTATTAGTTACATCTTGATCGAATGATAAATCGTTGTCTGTAGTTACTGTTCCTCTAAATGGAGCAGTAAGTGTTTTTGCTGTATCACCCACTAATGTGTCTGCATCGTATGCTTGAACATCTACACCAACTTCAACATCCATTGCTTGTTGAGCATCTGCTACTGTTGATGCTTGGAATACTGATGCACCTGTTGTTCCTGCACCTAATGCAGTTCTTGCACCACCTGCTGTAGTAGAACCTGTTCCGCCTGATGCGATTGGTAATGTATCACCTGATAGACCTGCTTGGAAGTCTTTTAGATGTGCCATTACCTCACGAATAGCATTGTTTATACCACTAGGAGCGCAACCCTCGTCAATATTAATACTGTCTATATCAGTATTCGCACTAGCGGTTGAATCATATTCTGAAATTTTAGTTTTTGCCATAATTTACCTCGTTTATCCTATTTGTGTCCATGTTTCACTACCTGTAGATACAGGAGTCCATTCTTGTCCGTAGATGTATAAGTCTGCACTCATATCTGCTCTACTTGAAATTGTTCCTGTAAATTCAAATATCGCATTTGGATAGACATATAAGTTTGCTTGCGCACCCATAAATGCGTATCCAGTCCATTGACCACCACCTAGTGCTTGCACACTTGCATCACAAGTAATATCACCACTAAAGAATATAATTTTAGTAGGATATGCACTTGCACTAGCAGATGTATCTATATCAGCAGTTCTAGTAACAATTAATCCTGCACTAGCACTTGCATCAGCATTACCTGTGATTGTTCCACTAAATGATATGGTTACTGTAGGTGAAGCAACAACAACACCATCATTGGTAATTGTTCCGTCACCATAATGTAAACACGCAGTAGCGTAAGCACCATCATCTAATGACAATGTTAAATCGTCTATGCTACCTAAAGCATCTAATGACTCTAAGGTAGTAAAACCACAAACATCAGCAGGCATGATTAAGCAAATGTAACAGTTAGTGAACCACTAGCAATTTTAAATACATCGCCTGTTGTAATGTTTTTACTTGTATCCAATGGTGTGTGGAATAGCATATTTCCTGATGTAGAAGCATCCCAAATACCAATGTGAGTTACTGTTCCCCAGTCAGCAGTTGCTTGTGGGAATTGAACATCAGCAGAGTTAGTGCCTGAACCATTGGTAGGCGCACCCATAGTGACTGCTGTTCTAGCATAAGAACCACCTGATACCTCTGTGCCTGTTCCTGCATCTGTTGGGTCTGCTGTGTGTAATGATACATAAATGTTTGATGGTGAAGTGTATGATGCGTTTCTTAACACATGGTCATACAGTTCGTTTTCTAAAAAATTAGACATTTCTGCCATAGTATTACCCCTTTGAAGATAAAGTTATCGTTAATGGTGATGATGGATATTCACTATCATCATCACTTGTTCGTAATGCTTCTAGACCTCTTTGATATAAAGATGCCCAAGTATTTATTCTTTCGTCATTCATTAGATATGGTTCTGCTTCAGCAAGTGATCCATATAGTAATAAATCAGGACAGTTTGCTAAGAATAAATTAGATGTGTTCGAGTCACTTAAATAATCAGGTTTATAGTAGTAGATCATATTAAGTGTGTATGCTGTGTCAGGAACTGGTGCAAACTGAAATTCAGCACCTATCATAGTGTAATTTACAGGTTTGCCAGAATCAGTCACTCTAGCGTTAGCAAAAAATGCACTGGGAGTTTGAAATGTCATTGTTGATACAGGAGTTGTATTTAAATACATTTCTTTCATTGCGAGAAAATCGCTTGGTAAACCTACAGTTGAATCACCAGCAGTTGTAGTTGCAGTTGAATGTTTCAACATTTGTCTTATTCGTAACTCTCTACGTAATCTATCTTCTGACAAACGAATAAATGTAGGTATTTGTGATGTTAAATCATCACGACCAAGATAATTTGCTATCTCAGTTTTTAAATCAGAATAAGAACTAAATGCCATTATACTCTACCTTGTTTTGTTCTAAAGAACCTGTTGTCTGGGTTATTTAACCATGCTTTAAATTTCTTTTGATCTACCACTGCAAATCCACGCATGATGCCTGCTTTATTTAAATCATCTATTACTGTTAATGGGATTGATGCAATTTTATTATCAAATATATCTCCACCCCAAGTGGTTGATGATTGGTTATATTCTTTTTTGTTTTGCTCAACGATGTCTGTTACATCTTGAGTTGTTGCAATCACAATGTCTCCGTTATCTGCATTGTGTGCTGTTTGTGTTCTTATGTTATCTTTTGAAATAATTTTTGCCATAACAATCCTAAAAGGGTAATCCCCTCCGAAGAGGGGAGTTATCCATATTACTCAGCGATGTCAGCAATAATGCCATGTGCTGATTCGTTTTTAACTTCTAGTGTGTATTCAACTAAAAGTTGTGTTTTCTCACTGTCGCCAGTTTTCGCTAATTCGTTTGTAGCGAAAGGACGTAAATATGCAACTGATGCATATTCTGGATCAAGAACAAATGCCACTTCACCATCGTCTTGACCAGCACCACCTGTGCCTACGTTACCAGCAACGTCAGCAGTCATGAATCTGTTAGGAACAACATTCAATGTGCCGAAATCTGATAAGTAAACGTCAGCAGAACCAATAATAGTTGTTGCACTATTAGACGGTGCCATGTAACGTTGACCAGCAATACCAGCAAATGTAGATACTGTTTGTTTAGCACTTGGTGTCACCATTAAGATTGATGGATCGCCACCTGCTTCATAAACTGATTTTACGTTTGCTTTTAAGATTGCTTCTGTAAATGTTCTATCTGTTCCAGAAACACGAGCAGTTGTGCCGTTATTACCAGCAGTTCCTGATGTGCCTAAAGAAGCATTAGAGTTTAACCATGCTTGTAAACCACCTAAAGTTCTTGCTGTAGATGATGAACCTGCACTTGCTGTTTTGTTTGATAACAAGATTTTTTCCATATCTCGTTTAAGTTCAGCAGATGCTTTACTTAATTGATATGCTTTTTCAGATTTTCTACCTGCTTTATCAACTGACTCTAGTGTGCCAGCAACTTTGATAGTTTTTTGTGAAATCTGAGTGTAGTTACCAACACGAACTGTTGGAGTAAGTGTTGCATCTGAAGCATCAGCACCCTCGACTACTGCGTTAGTTATATCAGCAGAAGCAAGAGAGTCTTTTTGCCATTCATGATAAACACCAGTTGCCTTAGATTTAGCAACTGTAGACATAAATGGTGTTTCAGTTGGAGAGATGTTATAAATTACATCAGTTAGGTCTTCTCTCTGACCTACTGCCTGATGGGTTTGATATGTTGCCATGTTTTCACTTCCTTAATTAAATAAAGTTTTCAAATAAGGCGACAGCATCTCTGACTTTTCCAGATTGCTTTAATTTCGCCATGTTTCTTTTTCGCACATCACGATTACTTGGATCAACCTTATTGCCAGACTTCACCATTTTAGGTGCGCTGTTTACCTTTTTGGTTACATTAGGTTTATTCTTTTGTAACTGATCATATAATTGTGCTTTACGTAGCATTAATACGTGACGATGATCGATGACATTACTCATCTCTGCATCTGTAAAACCTACGCTTTTTCCATAGGCACGAATCTCATTTCTGAGTTGTTCGCCCTTATTTGGGTCTGAAAACTCTGGTAGGATTTGTGAAAGTTTTTGTGCTTCTTCAACTACTTTTTGTTGTAAGAAACGTTTTTGATCAAGTTGTTGCTGTTGAGCAATCTTGGCACGTTCCTGTTGAACAGCACTTAGATTTTCTTTCTTTTCTGTAATTTCTGCAATTTTAACTGCATATCCTACTGGGTCATTTTCCTTCAACTCTGCAAGATCTTGTGGAGTTGCATCTGTTACTTGCTTTTGCAAAAACTCTTCCACTGCTTGCAGTCTTTGTGAATATAAGTCTCTAACTTGTTTAGACTCTTGAACTTCTCTCATACCTTCTTCAATCGCTTTGCGTTGCTCAGCAATCTCTTGAGTCTTTTTCGTATAGTCTGCACCAAGTTGATAGTTTTTTATTAGTTCATCAATGGTAACCTCTTTTTCTTCACCAGATGCTTTTACTTTATAAGTAGCAACATCCTCGTAAGATTCTTCTTCAGGTTCATCTTCACTAAAATCAACTTCTTCTTGGGATTCAGTATCTTCAGTTACAACTTCCTCTTCACCTTCTGATACTTCCTCTTCTACAGATTCTTCAACCTCTTGGTCAACAGTTTCTGGTTGCTCTGGAGAGTCCTCGCCTGCTGATAAGATGCCTTCAAATGCTGAGACTGCACCTCTTACAGTTAGATCTCCACTTCCTTGTTCAGGAGTCATGGTTTCTTCACTCATTGTATTTCCTTAATGTTCCCTTTTGGCAAGGGTTGCCATTATAGAAAAGTCTATAATATCTTCCATGATTTATCTTTTATCTCGCTATCTTTAGCAATAGATTCTAGATAGTTCATGAGTTCGTCTATCGTCTTAACACGAAGATATGCTTGCTCTCTGACTTTTGCATCATCCTCGCTAGAGTAGATAATTCTGTTTAATTGGTTATCTCTAAGTTCTTTAACTACCTCTTGAAACTCAGGTGTCATTAAAATATTTTTTATTATTTGTTGTTTATCCATTGTCTGATTCACCACTAGGCAATCCAAAATTTAATGGCATTGATCCTAGCAGTCCGTCCGTTCCTCCAAGAAATCTTCCTGCACCATAGTTGCCTGTTGGTGTTGACATAGATGTTGGAGAAGATAATAAGTTACCGATTGCTGGTTGATATAATCCTGTGCTTGCTGGTTGATATAATCCTGTTCCTTGTGATAATCCCAATGCTGGGTTATATCCCATAGATTGCAACGGTGCTTGTTGTGTTGCATATTGCTGAAATGGTGTTCTATTTAATGTAGACAAATATGCTTGAGATGGTGAATAAATGCCAGTCTCACCTGCTCTATTAAATCCTTTAATATCTTCTTCATAAGGTGAATATTGATTTCCAGATTTTGTATAAAACTTTTCACCAGAAAAATATTTATCAGCAGTTGGATAGTAATACATTCCTTCACCAACATCTTGTAATCCATAACCAGATACAATATTAGATGCAACTGGTGTTGTGTTAGGTGGAGTATATCCTCCTCCTCCTCCAGCAAATTGCCATCCACCACTCCATCCAAATATAGGACTATAAGATGCACTTGGAGGTGTTGACTCATAAAATGGACCAGATGGTTGATAATACTGTGGACCAAATGGCGTATTTTGATAAAATGCCATTATCGCATACCTCTATTAGCAATGTTACTTATTTTTTCTAACGCTTCCATAATAACTTTAGTGCTTTGTGTATCAGCATTTTTGTTTTTACTCATTGCATCTAATTTAATTTGCAATTCTTTTAACGCTAACTCAGTTGTTTGTTTTACTTCTTGTTGTTTTAACTCTAGCGCATCTTTTTGTGCTTCGAGTTCCATTTGCTCACGATCTAACTGTAGTTTTGCTTGGTCAGACTGTGCTTTTAATTGTGCTTTTTCACGTTCAACTTGAGCAAGTATTTGTGTTTGCTGAGTAATTGGATCTTCTTTACCTGCTTGCTGTGCTTGTTGCGCTAGCATTTGTGATTGCTCATCAGTAATTTCATTTAAGAACTGACTGTCATCCTTAAATCCTGCCATTTGCACAAACTTAGCAAGAGTATCTCTATAGTGTTTAAGATTAACTAAAGGATTTGCTAGTCCATACTGTTGAATAATTTGCTCTTGTTTTTGTAAGATCATTTGCATCACTGCTAATTGTTCTTGTTTAGATCCAGTTCCTAAACCAACGTTGACTGTTACGTCATATAGGTTGCTCCACTCACGAGGATCAAACGGAACGTATTTATTATTGATTCTAATGATGCGTTCTTTTTGTTGGTATTTACATACGAGTTGTAAGATACCTCTAAATAAAGATGAGACACCAGTATCAGCAAAGATACGAGCAATCAATTCAATCTTACCTTGACCAGCATTTGTCATTGCAGAAATTGCAGTTGCTGTTACGTTTTGTAAAATGTTTGCATCTAAACCTTGTGATGCTTCTGTTAAACCAGTTCTTTTTGCTTGCACTTGGTCTAAGTATTCAAGCATTGGGAATGATTGTTGAGCATTACTTTGCACTGCAAGTGGCACGATAGCATTTGGGTTCTTCATGCGAACCACACCACCAGCAGTAGATGTTAGTAAGTCGTCTAAGTTTACTTGACCTTCAACTGCACCAACTCGATAGTTGTTAGTGAGATATAAGTTGTCTAGCATTTGTCTAGTGATAGTAGACTTAATTAACTGCAAGTCCATTGCACGATCTGCTAATGACTGACCGTAAAATTTATGAGGAATTGGAATTGGACATACGCTATGGAATGGCACGTAGTCACATTCTTCGTTATGTAAGATCTGATTGCCTGCGTAGCAAATACGTCTTAGTTCTGCAATTCCGTCTTCATCGTAATCTGTCTTAATATAACATTCGTAATACTCTACGATTTCCATAGTCTCATCACCAGACTCGTTATCGTATGGCATTTCACCACGAGTATGTCTTGCAATTCTTTCAGGTGAGAATTCTAATGTATCACCACTGCCTAATGCATCAATTGTATCTGCATCGTAACCCATTGCTGTTAACTCACTACGAGTAACCATTCTTCGATGTGCAACGAATGGTGCATCTTCAATAGATCTAGCACGTTTAGATATTAAGAACTCTTCTGGTGGCACGTTTTCTACGACCACTTTACCTTTGTCTTTAAACTTTTTAACTTTTAAGTTTGTTACTTGTTCTTTTTGCATCATGCCAGCATATTCAACTTCACGTTCAATTACTTCTTGTGACACAATTTCCATATCACCAGACTCTAAAACCATAATGACTTCATCGTCTGATAGGTTTTCGTATTTCTCTACAGTGACATCAATCTTTTCGTCCCAGTATGCTTTTACTACACCAACTTTTTGTAGCAATGCATCTTTAAACCAGTTATGAAATATTTCAAAACCTTTGTTATCTTTATTGATAATGTGGTTAACGTATAAGGTTGCTTGCTCTGCTTTTTCTTCATCACCTTCATTGACTGGAGCAAACTCTACAAAGTCGTCAGATGCGGAAAATATTTTCATTAGTTGTGGTAATACACCGTCAACTGCTTCTGCAACCTCACCAGTAACAATTTGAGACTTACCTTCTACCTCGTTACCGTATGGTTCACGTAGATAGTATTCAAGTGCCTGTTGTCTTTCGTCAGTCGTCTCAGTTTCTAAGAAACCAATCGCATCATCAATTTCAGCATCCAGAATACTCTTTAATTTATTTTCATCTGCCATTTAAACGATCCATGTGTTATTAATATCTAATGGTTTATCCCAACCCTCAGTGCCTTCATCGATACCTACTGCTAAATATCTAAATGCATCTGATGCATGAGATGACCAATCATGTAACGGTTTGTCAAAAAAGACATCACGTTTCTCATTGTATTCACGTCTATAGTTGCGTAATGCATTGATCCCATCTCGTGTTTTAGGATCAAACCAACAACGTGGTAATAACCTACGAACTGACTGAATACCATCATCAATTGTAAGTTTTGGAACTACCTGTATTGTTAAACCAGCATCATCAAGCATTTCTTTTCTTGACCTGCCAGTGCCTAATTCTCTTACTTCAACATCATGCGGTAATAAGTGTGTGGCATTCTCATAACCACGATCTCTTATCCATGTCACATAATGTCCTAGACCTTCTCCATGATTTTCCATGTAGTCGATCAGTCTTACTTCTTTGTTTACTAACTGTGCTACCCAGATTGCTGTGCTATCACCAACACCTAAATCCCACGCAGTAAATGTTCTTGCTACATCATCGTATGGAATATCTACAAAACGATTCAGTAGTTCTAATTCGTTAATCTGTTTACCGTAATATGCACCTTCAACTGGAGCATGAAATGAACATTCAAACTCCTGCATATACTTTTCTTCACCCATCTCTCGAAGTGCTGACTCTAATTCAGACTTTTCTAATAGGTTTGTTTGACTTGCTTTAAACTCTAACAACCTCCAGTTATCGATACCTTGATCAGCACGATCACGTAAAGTTTTAAAGTGGTTAGTTCCTTTTGGTGTTCCAATAAACATACACCAACCTAGTCGATCTGCTAGTGCTGGTCTAATTACTTCACTAAATAATGCTGGAGATACGTCAGCGATCTCATCGATTACCACTCCGTCCAGATATATCCCACGTAAACTATCAGGATTATCAGCACCGTATAAACTAATTCTTCGTCCATCTAAAAAATCTACTCTTAATTCTGCAATGTTTGCTTTAGCGCCAAGTGGTCTTGTGTAATCAACAATATACTGCCACGCTACTCTCTTTGCCTGAGAATACGTAGGTGCTATATAACCAAATCTAGGGTTAGGTTTGTCGCACAATAGTGCTGAGTTAATCAATTGCATACACGCTGATACAGTTTTACCCATCCTACGATGAGCAACCACCACGCTAAACCGATGGTTCTTTACTGCATTATGTATTTCTTTTTGAGGTTCTCTAGGTCTATAACCTAGATCAGTTGTTTCCCAACCATCATCCTCTTCGATAAACTCTTCTTCTAATACTAGATCAGTCATTATCTATTCCAGTAATCACCTTGATGCCAATCGGTGCATCTCCATCACCAGAGATCTCAGTTGCTGAGAGATCAGGCAATGCTTTTCTCAACAGTATCTCGATTGCTTTCATTCGAGTTGGTTTCATTTCCTCGATAGTTCCAAAAGCGTGATCGTGTAATACGTTAATCAGTTGTGATACTTGGATCTTTGTTCTAACTTCTTCTTGATGTTTTTTTCTTAATCGTTCTGCCATGTGTAACTCCAAAATGGGTCATTACTTTTTCCTATTATATTGATGTTTTTCTCGTTTGAGTTGGTTCATTCGTTCTTGACGTGTTTCATTAGTCATGTAAAACCACTGCTCAATATCGGAGAAAGTTCTAAAACAAGACGTGCATCTTATTTCGTCTTCTGCTTTTTGCATACGGCATACACCGTTACATGGTGTTAACTCTTCCATGTATTATTTTTTCTTTTTAGTTTTCTTTTTAAATCCAGACTTCATATTGGCATATGCTTCTTTAGATATAGTGGAGTTCTTCTTGCTACGACTAATGCCTTTTTTCTTACGAGCATTAATGTTTGCATACAATCCACGTCTTGCCATTATCTTTCCTTTTATTTTATAAAATCATCAAAGATACTTATTACCTTGCTATCGAACTGACCAGATTTTTTTAATCGATCAATTCTTTTTGCTCTAGCAGGATCAATAAATAATCCTACGTTTTTATGTCCAGTGTGAATAATATTCTGTGCTTCATCTGGTGTAACTTTATTACTATAAACTTTATTAGGATCGATAGAGTAATCTACTTTACCTCTCATAATGTCATTAATCATGTCATCACCAGCAACTTCAATCAATGGTGCATTCATATCTAAAGTAAATCTATTTTCAGTAGCACCAGTGTTAGCAACTTTATAAGTTCTATGATTGTCTCCCATGTCTTTTCTAAACATTGCGTAGACTTCATCTAAAACTTTATTTTGTTCTGGTGATCTTGCTTTTCTTGCTTCTTTAGACTGACTTAGGTCAGTGATCTTAGCATCGTTTAACATATCATCAGCACGTTGTAGTAATGCAGTATCCATCTCTACCAACGTATCACCAATCATGTTTTTACCAACACCAACTAAACGATCAGATCGAACTGCGTTGTAAAGATCTTCTGCGTTGTAACCAAGATTCTCTTGTGCAGATTTAGTTCTTAATCTTTCCATTGCAAGTTTACGCAAGTTACCATGATTTAATATCTCGGTAGTTCCTGCTGGTGTATTTAATCCAGAGAACTCAGGATAGATCTGTCTTATTTCATTATTAACTTTTGCAATTGCTTCTGGTTTTGCTTTAGCAAGTATTGGCATTAAGTTCTCAAATGGCATTGTAGAGAATGACTCACTATAACTACCCATCGTTGATGGAGTAAACATCATTCGACCAGTTCCACCTTGTGCTTTGTTTTCTCTAAACGCTTGGATCATTCTTCTGGTATCAACATCTACTTGCTCACGACCAGAACCGTAATACTTACCCTGTTTAATATTCTTTTTACTACGTGCAAAGTCAAAACCACCTTCAGTTGTTGGAGGTTGTTGCTCAAAGAACTCATCAGAGATTGATGTAATCTTGTCACCTCGACTAGTTGCATCACTAGGTTTGGTTATAATTGTTGATCCTTCTAACTCTTTACCTGTAATATTTTTAGGTGTTACTAAGTCACCTACATATTCTTTTGTGTATCGAGTTCCAACTCTAGGATCTGGTTTCTTTGGTGTAGATCTAATATAACTGTCTGACTTTACTGGATTAAACATACCAGTATCTGCTGAAGACCAACCATAATTAATAGGAACATCCATTTGCATATTTTGGTTTGGGTTATTTAATTCCATTTGCCTGTTAAATCTATAAGGATATATTTGCCTTCTTTCATCAGCAGACAAATCTCTTCTTTTGCCAACAGTCCTTGCTTCTATTTCTCCAGATTTAGTCCAATATGGATTAGGCAGTTTGGTGTAAAAATCACCTTTTGCTTGGTCTGTAAACTTATCATAAATATCATCAACAATAGATGTAACTTTATCTGTATTTTCTCCATACATTCCCATTGTTGCTTTTGATTTAACTTCTTTTACACGTTTTAAAACATCTCCATAAGATAGTGTGCTGTTAGCACCAATATCAAAACCTTCTATGTTTTGAACTTTATGCTGTAACTCATGTAAAACAATATCTTTAGGATCAACTGACTTTAAAGTATTTGTGTTTATGTAAACTGTGTTAGTTGTATGATCAAAAAATCCACCAGTTTTTCTTTCGCCAATCATTGGCAATGAAGTAATCTTGGTTTCAGCATTTAACTGTGGATATGCTTCGTATAAATCTTTGTAATAAAATGCATCTTTTAAAGGAATTGCATTTTGATCAGCAAGTCCTTTTAACATTCTCATGTTAACGTGGTTTTTATATTGTTCTTTTGGAACTTTCTTTAAATCAAAAGGTAACAATGATCTATCATCGTAACCCATTTTATATGCTTTATATCTTGCCATTTGGTCATCATTAAACTTAGGAATTTTATCCATGTCTAAAAATGATTGACTGTCGTCTAACTCTTGCCTTAGTTTTTTATCAAAAGGTTGTCTTCCAGTTCCTGTTTGTTGCCATGCTTGAGTTTTTGTATAAGGTGCTTCTGGATTGCTCGAAGATTGGAAACCTTCTTTTTCCATTTCCAAAAATCTATCAACATCTCCACCACGTTTATTCCATAATGCAGATTTTTCTCCCATCATGATCTCTGGTTGTAAATCAACACCAGTAAATCTTTGGTTTAATCTGTTTACTGCATTAGGAACGTTTGCATAAATGTCTTTAGCAAATGGTGATGTTAATGCTTTACCTGTTAACTTAACTGCACCTCTTGCTGGAAAGAATGCATCAGCACCAAGCAATCCAAGATCAAGAAAGTCTTCTGGGTTTGGTGGTCTGTATTGACTAATGTCTAATAATGCTCTGTCTGCATTGCCTACTAAGAAATCACCAACATTAATATTAGTTGATGGTAAGTTTCTATAATACTTTGGAGTTTCTACAACATTAGATCCACTAGGTGAAACTGATGTAATTTCATTTAGTGAATTCTTTACTTTCGATACGATTGGTTCTAACAATCCAGCAACGTTTGCAACACCTTCTGGACGTATTTGATTACGAAACCGTAAGATATTTGCATTTGCTATCGTAGGTCTCATAACTTATTGATTTTCCTAATTAAAAGTGAACTGACTCTATCGCTTGTAAAACTGTAAATAATCTAATATTCCACCGATATTGTAGTTATCTGGATTAACTTGTTCTAATGCTTCTTTTTGTTGATTTTGATAATCTTGCCATAAATAGTTATATGTATCTCTGTCTATTGGATTACCAGCAGGATCAATATAAAACTGACCACTAGGGTCTAAATCAAATCCATATGGGTTAGACTCAAAAGCATCTGCACCAGATCC